CTCCACTTCTTAATAACAATACAGGAAACCTTTTTGATATAGGGTTTATTTGTGAGTTAAACCTTAACCCTAATTCTGTTTCTTTTATTATGTCTATGTCTGCCTCGTATGGCACGTTATCTAAGTAGTACTTTATTCTTGCGGCTGAAAAATAAAAGTAGTCGCTTGGTTCTGTTACAAAGCCTGTATTAGAAACTTGTATAGACTTAGTTCTCTTTAGGTCAGATAGGTTGTCTGATGTCATTATACCCTCTTCATAGGTATTCATCTGAGCCTTTACCTCATCTAACTGAGCTATCTTAAAAGCGTTATTAAGATTATCAATAGTAATCTGCCCTGTCGATTGGACTTTGTTACTTATTAATTCTACAGATGTCTTTACAAAGTTTACGTTTATTGCCATTATTCAAATTCTTGTTCTCTTTCGCTATCATAAGAAATAGATTGTTCTATTCTCATTACAGCGTTTTTATGTAGGACAAAATCTCTTACACCTCCATAATGTGCGGATATTGTTGCAGCATAAAAAAATCCATCTGTTAATCTTGATTTTGCGGGTAAAGATGATAGTGTTAAACTTAAAGTATCTTCTATAACATTCCCATCACCGTCTTTTATAGAAATCATATTTCCTTTAACAACTGAGGATTCTATAAGCGTAGCACTTCCAGTTAGTGGATTACCAAGTGTTTGAACATCATCAACCTTGTATATTTTAACAACGTATGTTTGTACCTTAGCCCCTACTGTTGCGTTTCCAGCTAATGTATCATCGTTTACTGCACGTATAACGACATTTGCGGAAACATCGTAATAACCTGTACTTAATCTTACACTATCTATATCTTGCCCCATTGTAAAGCATATAACCTTTTCTTGTGTTGTTATATCTACTCTATCTGTAAATCGGTCATCTCCTAATCTTGCTGTATCAAGATAATAACTTCTTGAATTAGCTTGGAGTGCAGAGGCGTCTAATTCATGTGTATGTGATGTTGATGTTACAGAGTTCGTAGTGTAAGCTGTTATCGTGCTTGGTGTACCCATTGATATTGTAGCATCTCCAGAACTTGCAGCACCAGTTAAGCCGTTGCCACCCGTAACACTTGTTATATCCCCTGTGTTTGTGGCGGAAATTGTAGTGCCACTCATTGTTAATCCACTCCCTAAACTTATTGCGGCTACGTTACCAGAACTTCCTCTTCCTAATAATTGACTTGCGCTTAAACTAACTTCTGATAAATTACCACTACCAGATGCTGTCCTTGCTAACACGCTATTCCCTCCTACATTCTGTATCTTAGCATAAGTTACGGCATCGTTTTGTATCATGCTTGTTTTTACACTGTCATCACCTATTGAGAATACATTTGCTGATAATTCAAGTCCTGCTCCTGCGAAATATGTGCTTCCTCCACCACCTGTTCCTGCTGTGTCGTAAAAGTGTGTTTTTGTTGAGCCATTCCATTTAAGAACAAATCCATTAACCCTTGCACTTGTATCTACATCTGCTGCCCAAGAAACTCTTGTGTCGTTTAATATTCTTTCATCTACATATCCTTTGACTGCTTGCTCTGTTACTATGTCGTTAGGGTCATCACCTACCAATGTAGCATCGTTAGATACACTATCTACACTATAATTGTTTATTCTTAAAGCATCACCAACTACTGTAGATATAACATTTATTGCAGGAGAACCTCCTGTATTTGTTACGGTAAGTGTTGTGTTTGCGTTTGACATATTTGTTCTACCAGATATGTCTAAGTTCATTGTTGGTGTTACCGTTCCTATTCCAATACTGTCTGTTGTATTATAAACATAGTTTCCGTTTACTGTCCAATCGCTATCTGTAGATGTACTTGCATTTATAGTATCGTTTGATATTGTGATATTTGTTCCTGCTACAAGTATGTCTTGCTTTGTATTAATGCTATCTAACGCACCAGTGATAAATGTTACAGGTATTGGAGATACGCTTATTGTGTCGTTAGTTATCAATATGTAGTTGCCTGCTGTCAATAGGTCTTGCTTTGCGTTTAAACTATCTATAAGACCGCTAACACCATTAACTGCTACACCATTCCAAAATATACTATCGTTTCTTATAGTTATACTATCCCCAGCAAAAATTATATTCTGCTTTGCATTAAGACTATCTTGTAATCCTAAAACTTGTGAGATATTAATAGATGTGTCTTGAGTCCCTGCACCTTTATATATGTACCCGTTTTCATCTATTTTTAAAATAGTCCCACTACCATATAAGCTATCCATCTTAACGCTGTCGGAAAATATTTGAATGTTCTTCCAATCGTAAGATTGATTTCTTACTATCTGTGAGTATCCCGATAATGTAGAGATTACCAGAAAAAGAAATAAAACTATTCTTTTCATGTCTTATTTTAAAATTACAATTTCTATTAACACGCTTGGTGATGGGGTTGTGGAATATGTTATTGTTCCTGTTGTGGAATTAAATGTTACATTATCCTTGTTACCATCCACAAATACTATAAAGTCCTGTTGTGTTGATGAGTATGTCTTACCAATTAAGTCTATATCTGTGTATGTTGCTGCGGGTGAACTTGAGTCTGTTGTGTATTGTATTACATTTCCTAACGATACACTTGCGCTTGATAAGGCACTTCTTACAGTTGGGGTGTTACCCGAACAGCTTGTGCAGTTATCGCAGTCTGTAAGGTCTTTTATTTGCGCTATGTAGTGGTTTAGGTTATCTGTATTTACACTTGCACAGTTATATGCTGACCTAATCAAGTTTACATAAAAATCAATTAGACCTGCCTTTTGCGACATTGTTTGATACTCTGCAACTTTACCCGATGTCTTAGCTGCGTTCATTCTGTCTTCAAACTCTTCTATGCAACAATAAATAGTACATAATCCTGTAGGGTCTTGAACTATTGACCTTTCTTCATCTTCTATTAAGTCTATAACTTCTACTGTTAGATTACCGCTTGTAAAGTCATTTGTAGCACTTGTTAATATATTGCTTGAGTAATCGTAGGTTACTTTTGATTGCAACTCTGTAACTTGTTCTCCTGTGTAGAATTGATTAGCACCTAATGTAAGTGATGTTGCGGTTGTTTGACTTGGGTTTTTATTAGCGTCTGCTGGAGCAAATATCTTTAACCTGTAGCTATTTGGAAATGTAGTTGAGGTTGGTGTCTTGCTATTCTGAACATAATTAGTGTTATCAGTAGCTTGGAAACTTGGTGCGTTCGGGTTAAGGTCTATCTCTACTTGAACATCACCACTTACCTTATCGTACTGAATGTCCATTGTTACGTAACCTACATTCACAAGTTGATTACCACCTCCTAAAGTAACATCAGAGTAAAATATAGAGTATGATAATTCGTATGTACCCTCTACTAATGTTCCGTCTGAATTTAACGGAAGGTTGATTGGGGTGGTAATACTATCAGCCCTTGTAGCACCGTTTGTTCTTTCTATGTCTGCTTGCCCATTTGAGCCATCCCAATCCGCTAAAGTAGTGGATGTAATTAGATTGTCGTAGGTTGGTGTACTCTCGCTGTTTACGGTAAGTTTAAAAGACCAATAGTAGTCTGAATTTGCTGTACCACTAAATGCGGTAGCCCAATCTGTTTCGTCTTCAAAAGTGAATTTAGGTGTGTTTGCAGATAAGTCAAACTGCCACTTTAACTGACCGTTAGTTAGTAACTCTACGTTTACAGGTGCTGCCATTTTTTACTCTTTGCTGATTATTGTGCAAAGATACAAAAAAGAAAAACCCCGAACAATTATCGGGGCTTTCTTTATGGTGATATGTGGATACTTTTATTATCCGTTTAGGGTAAGTATCAGTTTAGCTTTTAACTGCTCAAAGGCATCAATACCCTCTGGGTCTAACAAATATTCCCTTGCAGCGTCATATCCGCCTCTATGTTCAGAGTCTTCTAACTTTAGTTGCTGCTCGTTTAAATGAAATACCGCACCCTTTCTATCGAAAAGTTTATGCCCTTCTTTATTCATTTCGATTATCTTGTCAACTAACTCGTCTTTTGTAAGACCTTCTAACACATCAACAGAGGTTTCGATTATTTCTTCTTGACTCTTGATACTGTCGTACCCGCCTTTTCTAATCTTAATCCTTCTTCTGATTGCGTCTGTTAGGTTCTTATCAACTAACATTTTCTCTGCTAAAATATCAATAGGGTCTTGACCTTCTGGTGCTGTTGACGCTCTGTTTCCATCTTCCCATTTGATGATGTTTCCTTGTTTAACAAGAATACCTAAGTTCATAGCTTCGATAACCTCGAACTTATAGTTGTTCATATCGTCTGTAAGGAACGATTCAAACTTATCCATGTCTTCCTCTGCTTTTCTGATAAGGAACATTCTCATGGAGTTTAATGTTTCTTCTCTTGCTGTTTCTACAGGCACTCCGTAAAGAACAATTAAAGACATAGCGTCTTCTTTTGTCATGTGGAATATCTTTTCTTGTATTCCTGCAAACCTTTCAAGAACTTCTAACTCTTCTTTGTTTTCTGCCTCAAGGTCTATTTCAAAGTATGTCCAACTTCTTACATCATTGTTTTTAGCGTTTACTATGTTGTTCTTTGCCGCCTTCATAAACTCTAACAATCTTTTCTGACTGTGGTTTACAATCATGTATCCGTCAACAAACTCTGGCTTTTGTAATCTTACTCCCTTGCCGATTTTGTAATCATCCCAAGAAAATGGTGTCTTTTGCTCATCTACATAAATAGACTTTTCTGTAGGAATGTAACGTATTAAACGTCTTTCTCCTTTTTCATCTAAAACTTCTTGTAGTGGCTGGATTGTTCTTGATGGTGGAAACCTCATTTCTTCTATTGTTCCACCTGTGTTTGGTTCGGTGATTTGAAACACCGTAAAGTCTTTCTTTTTCATTGTTGTATTGTATTTAAAATTAACTTTGGTACAAAGATAAGTCAATAAAAAAACCCCGCCTTTTAACAAAGTAGGGGTTTAGTTTAAATAGTAGGCATGAACAAAAAAGGCGAGTAAAAACTCGCCTTAATTGTTTGATTGTCAATTAGTTTAGACTGCTGTGAAAAGTAAAAAACGGTTAAGCCCAAATACTTCTAGACCTGCACGTTTTCTCATATAAACAGCTTGTACGTCATTTTCTCCGATTGAAACTGCACCTGCTGTTCCATCTAACCACTCTTTGTAGCCCATTTGCTCTCCTTCTACATCTAAGTAAACCATTCTCATGGTAGGAACTGAAATAGCACTTCTTCCGTAGTCGTAAGAGGTAGTGTTTCCTGTTGGTAAAACTAATCCTAAATCTTTGTAAGAAGAGTTAGTTGCTCCAAACATTGTTGGGTCATCAAACGCTTGTAAAGACTTGTAGTGGAAAGTTACACCTGAACGAGTAAATGAATCGAAACCGAATCTTACTGCTCTGTCTGAACCTCCGATACCTGCGTATTGGATACCACCTGCTTTCATACCCTCAGAAGTTCTGATGATGTCGTCAACTTCGGTGATTAATCCGTTACCTGCTACGAATAAGTTTTCAGATGCTCCTCTGTACTTTTTCAATTTAGAGATACCGCTGTCGATGTCGGTAAGTGAAAAAGAACCTACTGTGTAAGACTCAGAGTTAGCGTATTGTTGCATAGAGGTGATAAGACCTTCTGTTTTGAATGTTTCGTCAAATACAGATGAAGTAGTATCAATCTTGCTACCTGCTAACAATTGCGCTTCGATTTGTTGCTCGAAGTTTCTTCTTGCGTTAAGGATACCTTGAATGTACCAATACTTAGCACCATTTGGCATTTCGATAGCTGCCATTTGACCTAAAGTAGCACCGTTCACTTTGTAAGTTTCCTTGAAAGTTTGGATGAAGTTGGTATATTTATATGTCTTAACGTCTCTTGAAGTTGGTTGTCCAGTACCTTCTGCCCAAGCGTTACCACCTACGAACATTTCAGTGTTAGCGTCAATTGCGCTTGCGATAGCAGCACAGTCAGTAGCTAAGTTAGTATCGTAAACTTTTACAGGAACAACGGTTACTGTTTGTCCAGAGATATTTGTTACTTTAGTTTCGTAAGCATTTCCGCCAGAACGAGGAACCCAAAGTACATCTCCAATTCTTACGTTGTTTACAGTAGTTGCTGATGTTGGGTTAGCATACCATGTTTGAAGTGGAGAACCTGCTGGTACAGAAGAAGTAGTAGAAACAGTGAAAGATACGTTTGTTGAGTTGTCAGTACCCGCACCGCTTGATTTTACTAAGTCTCTAATTCTACCTTGCTCAAAGTGAACATACTCGTTTCCGAATACTGCACTTTCAGTTTGTCCTGCCTCTTCTAAAAGTTGCATGATACCTAAGTCCTCAGAACCGAAAGGCATACCTAATTGTGCCTGTACGTCTGGGGTTGCTTTGTCATATACCTCAATAACATTAGATGAGGTAAGTACATTTAAGCCAGTTGTTCCTACTTGGTTAGTAGGGCTGGTGAAAAAAGAATCTGGTGAAGCCATTTTTTAAAATTTTTGTTTTGTTGTTTTTTTGTTATCAATAAATCCTCAAGTTTTGCTTTACCATTTGTTCAGCTAACTGTGCAGCTAACGTGGGTTCAGCATCTGTTGCTGATGATTTCTGTCCTTCTGATGAAGAGTTTTTAAGTTCCTTTACTTGTTTCTCTTCTCCTTGTGACATGAAATTGTCAGCGATGATTCCATACACTTTGTCTTTGTTTAACCAAAGGTGCATGAACTCTGCAATTCCTTGCGTGTTGATATTCCCTTTTTCATCCATAAAGTTTCTGTCAAAAAATGTGTCGAGGTTTTTAATCTCTTTTTTAACATTGCGCTTTACTTCTGGGTCTATCTCTACTTCAACTTGGTTGCCTTTTATGTCATAAGAAACTTTTGAAAAGTCTTTTGTGGCATCTTCGGCTAACTGTGTAAAAGCGTTTCGCAGTTTCTCTCGCTGAGTTTCAGCCTCTTTATTGATTTCCTGCAACACCTCTTCCTTTGTTGTTAATTTCTTGGATGGGTCTGGAATGGAAAGTTTCTCTTGTTGTTCTTTGAACTCTTGCAGGGCTTTCTTTGAATCTATCTTCAAACTCATTAAAGCATCTCTGTACTCTTCTGAATCTGGGTCTTCATCGAATAAAGCACCGTAAGACTTTTTTATTTTGAACTCCGCCATTTCCTCATCACCTAACTCGTTGCGTAGTTTACGCCTCATTATGTTAAGTGCATCCTGACTTTTGTTTATGTCGTACTTATCGAAATTCTCGAATAGTTGTGGTAAAGTGTTTTTGTCTATTGCTACTCCGCTTTTCTCTAACTCTATCATCCTTTGGATAAGTTCGTTTTGAGTTGGCGGGGTTTCTAACTTACCCTTTAACTCTTCGTATTCCGACTTGCTAACATAGCCGTCTTGTTGAAGTCTTTCTGTAAACCTTGTGTCAAAGTCATCTTGCGTTGGCTCTGACTTAGGTTCGTCTTTCAAAGAACTTGGTTGAGTTTCCTCTTCCTTTTTATTATCTTTAGGCTGCTCCGTTGGTTGCTCCTTCGCTTCTACCGCAGGTGTAGCCTCTTGTTTTGTTTCTTTTTGTGGTTGCGTTTCCGTAGCTTCTTTAGGCTCAGACGCTTCCATATCTTTCAGAAATTGCTCTGATAATCTGTCCATAACTTAACTTTAAATTAACTTTATGGATACAAAGATATAACACTTAAATTTATAGGGGTTTATACCTGCGCTGGTGCTGGCACTTTTGGCTGCCTCATTCCTGTTGCTTTAGGAAATGCACCTTGTATCTTTTCAGAAGAGTCTGATTTCTTTCCCGCTTCTTGCGCTTGCTCGGAGGCAACCTTTATCTTTTCAAGGTCGCCTTGTAGCCTTTGCATTTGAAGTTTCATTTCTTCTACAAAGTCTTGTGTGGACTGTTTAGACTCTAACGCTTTTTCAAGTTTTAACTCTTGTAGTTTAAGCTGTGCTTCTAACTGTTTAGTTTGTGCTTTTGCTTGTTCTATTGCTAATGCTCCTTCTGCTTGAGCCTGTGCTTGTGCTGTACTTGCTGCGGTAGATTGTTGTAGTTTCTCTCTTTCGTATTGACGCTCGTATGTTTCTAACCAAAGTTCTGCCTTTTCTACACTTCCTTCTTGAGCGAACCTTCTTACCTTCAAGGCATCTGATGGTCTTATCAATCCGTTTTGTAAAGCGTAGTTTATCTGCTCTTGTAATGCTTGTATCTCTGATGCGTCTGGGGTAACTCTTACTCCAATACCTATTCTCATTAAGCCTATTTGCTTTTTGATGTTTAGTATGTTTGCCTCTGTGTACCCTATAGCCATTCCGTAGTCTTCTAACTTTCCTCCGTTTGCTATGCTGTCTTGTATCATTATGGCTACTTCTTTTGATGCTCTGCCATATATGTTTTCAAAAGCGTCTTGTATGTACCTTAATGATGTGGTGCGGACTAAGGACTTCATTTTTTCTATTCCTACTAATGCGTCTTTGTCTGGACTTGCAATAGTGGACATAGGTACTCCTGTAAAGTATTCTACTTTTTGTAGGTTAAATCTAACTACTTCTAATAGTGATGCCAACTTGTTTGACATTCCGCTTGGTAATTCTCTTACTGCGGGCTGACCGTTGTTTACAGGTCTTCCGTCTTCTGTTCTTGATGCGTAGTAATACGTACCTGTAGAAGATGCTATGTCATCTAAATCTCTTGGTGTTATATTCTTTATCCCTAAAGCGGCTGCGGCTGCGGCTGCGCTAATTACATCTACTGCAAACATCTCTGGCTTCATTTGCGCCATTAACGCTTGTGTCTTTAAACTTGCTATGATAATCTCATCGTCTATAGGGTCTATCCTTTCTACTAACGATTGATTTACCATGTCCCTAATATCGGGTGCATATATCTTAAAAGAAAGTTCTACGTCTGTGCTATAGCTTCCGTCTGGGTTTTTATCTCTTACTATATCTCTTTTTAATCCGTAGTCGTAAATGTAGTCTGTACCTACTATCCATTTAGATTCGTAGATGTTCTTTATTCTTTTTTGTATTACCTCGTTGTTTTTGTCTTTAGGGTTTTTGTTTATTTTAACAAGCCTAAATCCACTTCCTCTTGTTGGTACTTTCTCATACTTTACAACATCTGTTGAGGTGTATTCTGCATCTACTACCTTTACTTTAAATTGTCCCCAAGGTCTAATTTGAAAGTTTTTGTATGGGTAGTATTGCTCATCCCAACTTTCATCCCAAACTGAATTGTTGAATTTACCCGCAACGCTTTGTCCTATCTTTTTTAATTGTGCTTCATTAAACCTTCCTGTGGCAGCAAGGTCGTCTATTTCCATGTACTTAATCTGACCTGCGTATTTAATCTTTTTAAAGTCTGGTCTTTCGGTATATGATGTTATTAAGTGTAGTGGGTCTATGTAATCTCTTTGTATATCTCCGTTGTCATCGTAGCGAACTCTTATTCCAGCGATAGAAAGAACTACTAAGTCTTCGTAAAGTAGCTTTCTTAACTCTTCGTCATCTGTTGCTTCGTTCACAAATCGAATACCATCTTCAAGTGCAATACACTCTGCTTGCTTGTAGTTGGTTTTCATGTAAAGAGATATTTCTTCTTCTGATGAAAAGACGTTTTCTTTCTTTACGCCTTTCATTATGTCAATGCCTGTTTCTTCTCTAACAGCGTCTGCTTGCTTTGATATTTGATAAATCGCTAATAACTTGTTGTATTCCTTATCGTGTTCTAGTCTGCTTTCTGGGTTAAGTGCGAATACATCTACTCTTTGTGATTGGTTTGTTAAACCTCCTACAATGTTCTTTACTATGGTAGGGATTATTGATGGCTGCTTATAGTTTAGGTTTAAGTACGCTGAATTTCCGTCTGGCGAAACAATATTTTTAAATCTGTCTATATCTTTTCCACCGCCTGCTGCTCTTCTTAAATTTACTATTCTGTTGTATTGGTCGTCTCCATTCCATATTGAACGACTTTTTTTGTCGTTGTAAATTGCTTTTTGCATCTGCAAATTCCACTCTCTGCCTTTTTTTACAGATTGTGGTACGTAATCGGAAGGAAAGCCATTAACGATATTTGTTTTAGCCATAGGAATACTATTCAGTTTTGCAAAGGTACGAAAACGCTATTTGAGCGCACTATATCGTTGAACCTCCGAACTTATGCTGTTTGTTGTAAACCCTAAACCAATCGTCTAACTTTGATTCTTTGTAAACAGGCTTACTCATTATTTTTCTTTTTCCTGTCATGTATGCGGTTACTGCAAGCATAGCTGATACCGTTAAATCGTGAGGTGTCCACTTAGCTGGGTTAAAAGAAACCATGTCTTTTATTAGTTCTTGGAATGGGAATGTATTGTACGTTCCGTCTTCTTGCTCTCCTACATAATCGTAAACGTAAGTAATTAAGTTATCTATTAACTGCGCCCTTCTATTTTCTCCTGTTGTACTCATTCCGTACACCATCTTTCTATCGTCTTTTTCGTAGGGGTCTGTCATAAGATAACCTAAATGCCCCTTGTCCTCAAAAAAGTTTATGATACCAGATTTATTGTTCTCTGTTAATAACGTGGCGGAGTAGTACACACACATTTTAAGTATGTCGTTATACATTACGTTAGGGCTTTTTGGTCTGTTGAGGTATTGACAAACGAATGTAGGTACGTTAAAGTCTGCACTCATTGTTATAATATGCCCTGCTGCGGATGAACTTCTACCCATATCCTTTACCGCCATGTGGTCGTAAGGGTCAAGTGATGCCCAACATATATTACTTTTAGGATAAAATGTTCTTCCTATTAGTTTCTTTTCGTTTATGGTGTCTTTTGGATTCCAGTCGTATCTCAAGAATTTTCCTCTTTCATGTGGTATCCAATCTACCTCGCTAAATGGTACACCGTTTCTCCAAACAAAGTTTCCTGTGATAAGTGGGTTTCTGTTTTCTAAGATGTACTCGTTATGCTTTCTGTGCATTAACAGTTTCTCT